TCTTCTGGTATGTCTCTATTAACAAAAAAATTTAAAACTGGTTGGTCATTTCCTACATGATAGTTATCCTGTATATGTTTTATATTTTCATGGTTTTTTTGGTAAAATTCTTGTATAGATTTAAAAAGTTTCCTATGTTTTTTATTAAACACCATTACCCCAGAATTAAAATATTTATAATAAGGAAACATAAAACCTTCAAATAATAATTTAGAATAATTTTCTAAACTTCTACAAACCCAGTCCATACATCCAAAATTTCTAATAGCACAAAATTTATCATTGGAAATTTCAAATATATTGGGTGCATTAGGGTGTATGATAGTATCAGCATCAACATATAATACTTGATCATATTCTACTTCATTTTCATCTAGGATATCTAAAATATACATTTTATACCATTGAGGTTTTATATATGAAAAATCTCCTAAAGGTTCATCTAATATAAAAAGATCAGCTCCTATCTTATTACTATAATGTTCCCAACTTTTAATAGAATAATCATAACCCTGATTTTTACTTCTTTCGTCTTTTACTATATTGATTATAAAAATAATATTTTTACTCATAATTTTTTTTAATTAAATCCCATGTTTGTTTCATTAAAGGGTTTCTTTGTTTTCTATCAAATCCACTGTATTTCCAAAGATAACCATATTTTATAAAAAAGGGAGTTTTATCTGTATTTAATTGCCAGTTATGACTAAACCAATTAAATCTAGTCATATGATTTAAATTATAAGAATTAGGTAATTCAAATTTAAAATCTATATTTTCTTTTTGTAAAAGATAATTATATACAGGTTGGTCAGTACCTCTGCCTACTTTTGATTGTAATTCTAAAATTTTACTATTGTTATTAAAATAAAATTCTTTTAATTTTATAAGAAAGGGTAAATGTTCTTTTGTAAATATTTGAAACCCACAATCAATATATTTTTTTAAATTAAAATTTACACTAGGAAATAATTCTTGATATCCTTTAATACCTTCATCCATCCACCGGACATTTTCCAGTGCTCTAAAAACATTTAAAGAATTTGAGATTACATTAAAAAAGTTTGGAGTATCCCATTTAATAATATAACTAGCATCTATAACTGCTACTTTGTCCCAATTAACTTTTTTTAGTTGATCTTCTAAATCAAACCAACGTTGCCATGTAATTTTATGTTTTTTTACATCTTTTAATAGTGGTGTATTATACTCAAAAAATAAAATATCATTTTTCTTACACCAATATTTCCATGTTTTTTTGGAATATTCAAAATATTCAAAATTTCCATGTTTATCCAATGTTAATGGGTCAGTACTTTTAACTCCTACCCAAAATACAACATTAACTTTCCCCATTATTAAATTTTTAATTTATCTTTTATTTTACCATTGGGCATATGTACCATCTCCACCATCTTTCAAAAAAATTGTAGCTCCTCTTTCATATTTAGGACATTCAAATAAAGTCCATCCATCCCAGCCAGCATCTAATGCTCCATTTTTTACACTCCCTAACCACCAATCATCTACAAATATTATCCCCCCATCATTAATATAAGGTTGAAAGTTAATACAATCTGCTTTACATTCTTTGTATGAATGGCCCCCATCTACAAAGGCAAAATCAATTTGTAAATTTTTTTCTTTCAAATATGATGGAAGTACTTCTGTAGAATCTCCTAATATAAACTCAAAATTATTAAATTCTTCTTTTAATAAATTTACATTTGGGAGAGATCTTTTATGAGAATCATTTGAATAAAATTTTACAGATTTGCTTATGTATTTTTTTGTTTGATTTAAAAACATGCAAGAACTTGTTCCTGCATTAAATCCTGTTTCAAATATAGTGGAAGGTTGTTGATCCTTAATTAATTGGGAAAAACATTCAATTTTCCATATATATTCCCCCTCATTCCATATATCTCCTGTAAATCTCTGGCTTAATTGATCAAAAACTTTAAAATCTTTAATATTATATAATTCAGGGGATTTTCTTTGTTTTAAGAGTTTTAAACTTTTTATTAATTCCTGTTTTTTCATAGTTTGGTTTGTTTAATTGGTAGTTTCGTTAAATACTTCTATACACAACACATTTTTATCATTTACCATAATCCAAGTTCCATCTTTTTGTTGGAATTTTGTAAATTGGCCTTGGCGTATTGTTTTTGACATTATATGAGAAAATGTCCTTTTTTCTCCATTCATAAAATGGATGATTTGAGTTACTATTTCACCTGATATTTCATTTACTGATGATTTTAAATTAGTTTTGTCCATTTTATTTTATTTTTTTCTTAAATGCTTCTTCAGAATGTTCTTTTTCAAATAATTTTTTAGTTAAAATACAATTTTCTTTATAAAAATCCAAATTATTCCATAATTTATTTACTAATTTTTTGGCTGATTCCATATCTCCATCATCTACTGATAAATTAGGGTGGAGATTTCTTTGGGTATCTAACCCTTTATATCCTATACAGGGAATGCCTAAATATGAGCAATTCATAGCAAAAGTTCCAGCCGCATGAGTTCTCATCATATGAATACCTATTTTTCTTTTACTTAATTCTATAATCCACTGATCCCACTGCATATAAGGTAATTGAGATATTCCTAATTCTGGTTCTCCTTCTTGTCTCCTCCCCATTGAGGGAGAATATATTTCATCCGTAACCGAAGATGCTAATATAAAAGAATCAAACCCCCCATACCAACTTACCATATTCCCCCCAATCATAATACCACTTCTTTCAGAGGGTTTTATAATATTTTTTATAGGATCTTCAATCATTACTGAGGGTAAAATTCTTACATCCTTATGGTTTGTTAATCCCTTGTAATATCTTTTATCCTGTTCATTATGAACAAATATTATATCTGCTTGGGTTAAATTATTAAAATAGCTTATTTGTTTTTCTAATGAATAGTCTTGGAATAACCAAAAGGGTCCTTCCTGCATTATGGCTACCTTAGTACAAAATTTTTTTATATTATTTATATTAGCCCTTTGGGGGTTTTCCTTAGGAATAACCATAATCCCTAAATCATAATTACCTTCGTTTAAATTATCTCCTAAATTAAAATGATCAGCTTCCATAACAGCTATCCAATCTAATGGAGTTTTCATATTTGGAGTTTGTCTGTGAACTTTTCCTCTAAACCCTCCCTCAGTAAACCATGCTATCTTTTTCATTTTATTGAATTTATCCAGGTTTTTAAATTCATTTTTGGATACCACCCTAATTTTTGCTTTGTTTTTTCAGTGTTAGCTAATCCTTTTTTTCTATCTCCAGGTCTTGGTTGTAGGTGTTTTATTTCTCCCCCAAACATTTTAGCTACTTCTAAAATTGAATAATCTTTTCCACTTCCTAACTGGTATTCTTCATTTTTTAGTTTTTGAGAAGCTAAAATTAATCCCTCTACAATATCCCCCACATAAGTAAAATCTCTACGTTGAGTCCCATCTCCACATATTGTTAGGGGTTTTTTATTTTTTAATTGCTTTTCAAAAATACTAATTACAGTTTCCCACCCATCATGTCCTGCATCTTGGTAAGGCCCATATACATTATAAAAATAGCATATAGAATATTTTAATCCATACCAATCCCCATAATTCTTAATAAGTTTTGTAATAGTAGATTTAAAATATGAATAAGGAGAATGATTTTCTCCCTCTTCTGAGAGTCTTGTAGAAGAAGATGCGTATACTATAGGAACATTATTTGCTTTGCATAATTCTAAAAGAGTAAAACTACCTAAAATATTAAAATTAAATATTTTTTTAATCTCTTTAAAAGAGGGAACTATTCTAGAGTATTCTCCTAAATGGAAAACTAAATCAAAATTAAAATCTTTAAATAATTTATTTAAATTTTTGGTATCATCTATAACATAAGTAACTCCATTAATTTTATTTTCTAAATCCCCACTTGATAAATTATCCAAAACATAAATCGTACTATTATACTTTAATAATTTTTTTACTAGATTAGTTCCTATGAATCCTAACCCCCCAGTAACTAAGATTTTTTTATTCATTTCCATACGTCTTCCCATGTAAAAGATTTATAATTAGGATTAAATACATTATAACAATTTTGCTCACTCATTTTATTTGCTTTAATGTACCAATCATTGCTTCTTCTTTTTTCATTCATGGTACCATCTTTTCTTTCTCCCCCTATATACATTCTTTTTTTAGGGTGGTTTCTATTATGTACTAATAAAATATTTTTAATTATATATTGAGGTATATTACCCAATATTTTTTGAGTCATTAACATGAATGAAGTATCTTCATGTACAAAAAATACTGAACGAGGTATATTGACTCCTGATTTAATTACTTCAGAAGAAATAACTAACCCACATCCATTAAATTTATGTTGGGGTGCTATTACTACCTCTAAATCTTCAGTTTTTTCATTAATTTTATTCATTTCTTCTTTAGTCATTGTATACTTTAATGACCACCAATTATTATAATCATTTTCAATAAAAGGCTTAACTGTAAAATCAGGGTGTTCTAATATTTCCCAACTTTGATCCCACATTTTACAAGTACCGAAAAAGGCTAAATATTTAAAATTATTGTTTTGTAGTGATGTTTTATGTAAATTATCTAATATATTAAATGTTTGTCTAGGTATTAATGCATCAGTTTCTCCCCACATTAATACATCAACTAACTCACAATATTTTTCATTAAATTGTCTACGATAATCTGCTATTGTAACTAATTCTTCAGTAAAGATAGTTTTAAATCTGATATCCATTACTTTAAGACCTATGTTAGTTCTACAAAATTCTAATTGTTCTTCATTAATACATTTTTCTAGATCCTGGTTCATACAAATTGTAAAATCAACTAATATTTTACCATTATAAGCATCTATAGCTTCTTTTAAAGAATCTATGTATTCTCCAATGATATCTACTTCATACCATTGTACTAAACAACCTATTGCAAATTTAGTCTTCATGTTCGTATTTTACTAAATGAATGTTTTTGATTTTCACCAAAAATAACTTCATAATTTAAATTTTTAAAAGTTGGAACTTTTCTTTCTACACAAACTTGGTTACGTACATTACTTCCACCCTCAAAATAAACTAATTTATTTTTATAATTAATTCTATCTAACACTCTTTGAATAGCACTGCCATTATTATGAATGTCAATATACAAAAAATCAAAATGGGATCCAAAAGATCCTAGAGAAAATATATCTTTTGTTTCAACTTTACATACATGATCTAAATTTAAACTTTTAAGTAATATATTGGCTTTATTTACCCTATTAGAATCAATATCATAGCTGTAGAATTTTGTTTTTTTATAACCTATGTCATGTAAAGCTTTTGCAATAGCACATGTTGTAAACCCCCATGAGGAACCAAATTCATAACAAATTTTAGGTTGATATTTAAGTATTTCATTATATAATTTTATCCCATACTCTAAAGGATAAGGTCTAGGAACGGGATTTATAAGTTTAAAAAATTCTTCCATTTTTCAATATATTTTTGTTTTTTAGTTGATTGACCATATTGTTCTAAAGAAGTACCTCTTCCTAAATGATAATGAAATTTATTATTATTTTTTAAAGAATCTGTAATATAAAAAGATAATGAATTGTCTTTAGCAAACTTAGTGAGATTCCCACAGGTATCAATAAACGTTAAATCCGGTCTTAGGTTTAACTTATTAAACTTTTCTTTTTCCCAAATAATAAAATACTCTCTAGCAATACTACGACTCATTGCTGATGATATAAATAAATTATTTTCTAATAGGGGGATTATATCTTCTTCCCAATAATCTAAAAATAAACTATCAATGTCTAAATGACATATATATTTAGATTTACATAAATCTATCCCTAAGTTAAAAGCTTTATTATGGTGTAAACTTCCAGGACCATATTGGCCCCCAATAGTAGGATACATTTTTATAGGGCTTTTAAATCTTTCTTTAGGAGATTCTTGATTATAACCATCTATAATATGAAAATTATTTTTATGAAAATTTTTAAATTTTTCCTTAAGTAAACCTTTATTACTAGAATTATCAATTAAAAATACATTACCTATGTTTTTTGTAAACTTATATACGGATTCAATAGCTATTTGGGCATAATCCTCACTAAAATAATTAACTAAAATAAAATCTATATTAGCAGGGGGAATATTCATTACCATCTAAATTAAAATTCATAAAAGGATTTAGGGAATAAATATTGCAATTATATTTTTTACAAATTTGATTTCTTATCTGGAGATTTATAGAATCCGTTGCAGCTAACCAATTTTTAATTCCCGGATTGTTGCCCCCTGATATCCAATCTTTTTCGGTGTATCCCTTAAAATAGGTATTCCCATTAATTGTTCCACAATCTACTCCACATATTATAATATTTTTAGCCCCCATGTAAGCTGCTATATTCATTATTGATGTAATTGATGATCTTTTGGCTACCATTTTATCAGTTCCAATAGTATCTAAATGAGATTGGATATCCTCACGGTTATCTACATGATCATACATGTAAGAATTTTTATAATCTGTTTTATTTAATCCAGAAGCATAATGTCCAGCATAATACTTTGAATAAATTAGTGGAATATTTTTTTGTTGAATTTCATTTATACTTCTCGGGAATCTAGGTTTTTCCATTAAATCCTTCATAACTATATAGTTACAAGGATATTTTTTGTAAACTTGATTTTGACCTATTACTATTTTATTTTCAAAAAAAGAAGAATCTATGTAATCCATAGAACTCCCTGCGGCAACACACCACACATCTTCTCCTTTATGGGAGTTTTTTAATGTTTTAAAATCTTTCATTGAAGGGGTTTTTTACCAATAGCTATAGTATCTATATGCTTATAACCATCAGGTTCAGGAATAACATGTTCCCATGTACCTCTAACATCTGTTAATCCTACATAACTAAATAAAGAGTTAAAACCCTCAGGCCATATTCTCCAACAATCAATAGGATCTTCATGGTAGGGAGTAGTTATACCCGGGCATTCCATAACGACATACCCACCTGGTTTTGTTATTCTTGTTATTTCTTTTAACCATACCCAAGGCATTCTTACATGTTCAATTACATTAGTAGCGAATACAATATCAAAAGTATTATCTTTACAATCTACAGTATTTTCATCAATCATAGGAATAAAATTGGGCATATCTTCAGTATCAACAACTGTTGATCTTATACCCCAATGATCATTTACAATTTTTACCATTTGTTCTTTAAATAAATCAGTATAATGGTATGTGTAATTATCAATACCTAATCTATTATCTAAATTTCTTTTAGTGTAAACTTGCCTTTCAGGACCTATTTCAAATACCTTCATTCCAGGTTTAAATAAATCTAAAGCATATTTTTTAAATAATTCTTCAGCGTTTTTATGCATTTTTTAATTTTTTATATAGATAATTAGCAAATTCAAAATCTAATTCAGTATCAATGTCAATCCCCTCTATTTCATCTAAAATAATAAAAGTAGGAGAATTAGTTACAATATTTTTATAGCTAATCATATCTTTTCTTTTAATTAAAGATATCCCATAATTAATAGAATATATGTTAGGTAAATCTTGAGAATTAGGGCTATTTTTTATGTTATAATTTAAGGGCTTTTTATCTAACCATAAGTGGTGTTTTACAGGAGATACCGTTACTGTATTAGTAGGATTTAATTTAAATTTAGTTAATATTTCATTATAGGTTTCAAAAGAAATTAATGGAGATGTTACTGGAGAATACATGACCCATTTATGTTGACCTACTTCTTGGGCTAAATTTTTAAAAAAATCCGAATTAGAAGCCTCAGAAGATGCATAATACTTTTTTCTTTTATGAGTTAATACTCCTAGTGAAGTAGCAGTTTGTAACATATCATCATCATCGGTAGAAACTATAATTTCATCTATTTTCCCCCATTTTTGAAGTTTTAACAATTGGTTAATTTTAATCTCTAGTAAAGAAGTTCCCCCAAAGGATTTTTTATTCTTATTTTTGACTCTTTGAGAACCTTTTCTAACGGGAATTATTGCTGTTATCATAATATTTTATTTAATATTTCTTCCCAATTATTATTAAAAAATATTCCCTTGTCATCTATATAATA